AGGGCACGGATTGGCCGTGGGACGATGCGGCCGATATCGCCATCCCCGACATGCTTCAAGATTCGCTGCGCGTTCAAGATACGCTCGTAAACGCGGTCATGTCGCAAAGGCCGCCCGTCGTGGCGAAGTCCAATCATAAGGACGGCGAGATCAAGCAACCGACCATCGACCAATTGCTGAATTTTCAGTTCTTCGTGGAAAACATGGGCGAGCTGACCGTTGGCGAAATGGCGGAAGCCTTCGTGAACGATCCGGTCTGTACGGTGTACACGCCATGGGTGCGCGAGAAGCGCAAAGTCGGCACGGTTTTAATCTTCGATGAAATACCGCCCGATGAAGAAGCCGCAGCTTACTTTTTCAAGATCGTGCGCAATGAATTCCCGGCCGCGCGATCCATCGATGCGAAGGCTGGCGGCTGGGATTGGACCGTCATCGATGCCAAGGGCAAGGAAAAGACCGTCTGTTTTTACACCGATCCCGCCGAACAGGTGGAAATGGTCGTAGAAGAAGACGCCATCGTTTTCGACGGCCCGCGCCCGTTTGTGAAGGATTACGATGATGTGGCCTATCCCGGCCGCTCGGCCAATCTGCAAATGCCGAGCCCATCGAATCCGAACGGCGCACCCTATGTGATCCTGCGCGACAAGCCGACGCTCGCCGAGCTGAAGCGCCTCAAGAAATCCGGCTTCTACGATCTTCCGTCTAAAGATGAAATGGATCGGCTGGCGAACGTCGCGGGCACCGAAACGGCAAACCCGAAGGAAGAATCGCAGCAACAGAAAGACGATCTCGCGGGCACATCGGCCGCCGCGACCAAGCCGCTCGACACGGCGCACAAGCGGCTTACGCGGCTGGTCTGCTTCGATACCTATGACATCGACGGCGACGGTATTGAAGAAGACGTTGTTTTCTGGGTTATTTACGAGACCAAAACCTTGCTCAAGGTGCGCCTCTTGTCGGACCTCTATCCCGGCAACCCGCCGCGCCGCCCACTCGACGGCGCTTCCTTCCTTCCGGTCGGCGGCCGATACGACGGCATGAGCCTGCTCGAAACCATGGAATCGATGCACGACGCGGTGAAAATCCTCGCGGATCAATCGCTTAACGCAAATGACTTGGCTATTTGCTCGCCCGGCTTTTATCGGCCTGCGGGCGGCATGAACCCCGAAGTCTTAAAAATCTCACCGTTCACACTTTCGCCTCTGCAAAATCCGCAACAGGATGTAACCTTTCCGCCCATCGGCAATCCGCAGGGCGTGGCGGCTGCGATGAATCTCATTTCGATTTTCGGCATGTGGCAAGACAAGCTGACGATGGTGACCGATCACAGCTTCGGGCAAGTCGCGCCGGGCAGCTCATCGGCGCTGCGCACCACCGGCAACATGGCGCTCGTATCGGGACAGAACGAGGCGCGGCCGGAACGCATTCTGCGCCGCTTCTTCCTGATGCTGACCGGCGTTTGGACTCAAATGCACCGGCTCAATCAATCGTTTCTGCCGAAGGGAAAGCAGTTCCGCATCGCAGGCGTGACGCTGCCGGGTTCCGATCCATATATAAAGGTGCAAGATAGCGCCGCGATCTCGGGCACCTTCCAATTTACCTTCGATGCGAACGTGCTCAACACGTCGAAAGCCTCGCTGCAATCAGCGCTTCAGCAAATCATGGGCGCGCTGTTGACGCCGCTGTTCGTGCAGGCGGGCGTCGTCAAGCCGGATAATATGTACCGGATGGCGCTCGATTACGGCCGGGCCTTCGGGCAGGACATTTCGGCCTATATCTCGACCGCCACACCACAAGCCGACATGCCGCGCATCCTGGCCGAGCAAGCCATCCTGCAAATTATGAATACGCAAATGCCGTTCGGGCTCCCGGCCGAAGCTGGCGGCGTGCAAGAGCATATCGAAAAGATGACGGAATTCGCCAAGTCCGACGAATTCGGCCATTTGCAGCCGGGACAATTGCCGATCTTCAAAACCTACATGCAGCATTTGGGCGTTCTGGCGCAGCAAGAACAACAGCAGCAGCAATTGCAACAGAACGCCGCACAGTTCCAGCAACAGCGAAGCGCTGGGGGAAATGCTGGAAAGCCGGGCGGCGGTGCTCCCCCATCAATTCCGCCGTCCGGCCCACCGCAGCAGCCGCCGCAAATCAGCGGGCCGGGCGAGCTGATGAATGAAAGCCTGCCGGGCGCGGGCGGGGGCGCGAACCAATGAACTACGACAAGGAAGATTTCGACCGCGATAAGAAGCTGCGCGACGCCACGCCTAGGGAAGCCCGGCAAAATCTCACCATGATTCAGCAAGCCGGGCTATCGGCGGAAATGCTGACCGGCGATCCGCATTGGGACAAATATCTCTCTTATTTGCAGGCGGCGTTGAACAGCAATCGCGCGGCGCGTGACTCTTATATGAACGATCTCGCGAATCCGACGCTGGTAAATAATGAAGAAGTCGCCAAACGCCGCATCGCCGTCATGCGGCTGAACGAGCGCATTGAAGTGCTGAATTTCGCCATTACGCTTCCCGGCCATTTGATCCGGCTCGGCGCGGCGGCCGACGTAAAGCTGAAGGCGCTTCCCGAAATCGAGATAGGGCAAAACGATGGAACGGCTGACCGCCTATGAAGAAAAAATCGAAGCGCAAGCCACGCAAGACCTATGCGACGCGCTGGTTCGCGCATGGGGCGGCGTGATGAAGGCGCACGGCGAAGACCCGCACGGCGTTGTTGTAATGGCGGCTGGATTTTCCTTGGCGATCAAGGCAATCGAGAAAGAATTTCCAGCCTTCGGGGCAATCGTCCGCGAGCTGATGAAGAAGGACGCGCCGCCATGAATTTGTCAGAGCCGGTAATCATCGTGCGGGGGGTAGCATGGCAATTGTGCCCCACTGTATTCGAGCGCCTGCGAAAGATGGCGCTTGACAAATTTGAAGGAACCGTGGAACTGAATATGGTGCACGGACAGATACGCAGCTTTATCATCAGAGAGCGCATCGAAATTCCGAGGCACGAAATACTGTAAGACGACGGACATCGGACAATCCGACCCCGCACGGCGAAGGCCGCAGCGGGGTTTTTTGCGTTTGGGGAACACATGCCTTCGGTTCCAGACAAAAAGGGCGTCGCTGAAGCTGATCCCAACAATCCAGAGGGTGAAGGTTCGCCGGGTGCCGCCGACCCTGTTGAAATCGAAGGGCTGAAGGCCGCGCTAAAAGCCGAGCGCGAGAAACGGCAGGGCCTCGCAACGCAGCTCGCGCGCGTTGAAGGAACTGTTGAAGGTTTGAAAAGCGGCCAACAGCCCAAACCCGACGCGCCCGCGCGCGTCTACACGCGCGCCGAGCTGCGCGCGATGGTGACGGCCGGGCAAATCACCGAAGATCAAATGGATTCCCAGCTCGAAATGCAGCTTGAGGCAAAGCTTGCGGCCCGCGTCGATTCCACGACCAGCGCCGCCGCCGTCCAAGCGCAGGCCGCCGCCACGGTCGAAACGCAAATGGCGGCGTACATCGACGCGCATCCCGACCTTCTGGACACCGAAAGCGATCTTCGCGCCAAGGTGCAGGAAGAATTCGATTACCTCGTGGGCGTTTGCAAAGACGATCCCAAGGACAAACGCACCGAACTGAAAGCTATCCGCTCTGCGGTTGGCGCGCTCGCGCCCAAGGGGCGGAAGAAAGAGCCCGAACCCAGCGAAGAAACGGGCGGTTCCGATGGCGCGCCCGCCAAGGGCGGGGCTGATGACGGATGGGCCAAGGGGCTTACGGCCGCGCAAAAGGCGCATTACCAAAAGAAGATCAATCAGAACATTTACAAGGGAACGAGCGACAAGAATCTGCTCGCCGAAGTCGCCATCGCGCGACGGCAGCGCGAACAGAAAGCCGTCCACTGATGCCCGCGCTGCATCTTAAGCCCTGGACCGAGGAACGCCTCACGGAAGCATCCGAGCATACCGGGCGCAAGTCCGGTCAATCGGCCGGTGCCTATGTGCTCGATCTCGCCGCGCTGCAAAAGGCGATTCTGCTTTGCGATGGCTGCGTCCCGAAATTCGACGCGCGGCGCGCGGGCTACATCAACGATCCTGACTTACCGCTGGTTTCCGGCGCTTGCGATGGCTGCAAAGTGACCGACCGCAACCGACGCCTATTCGTCCATTACCGCAACGTGCCGCGATGATAGGAGCGACCCGATGAAGTTTGCCTATGATCTTGGCGGCGCAGCGCCGCATATGAAGCGCTTCCAGATCAACGCTTCGTTGCTCACGCCGGGCGTGCCGGTGCTTAAGGGCGGTGCCAACACCACCGGCATTGTCGCTTGCACGACGGTTGCAGCGGTCGGCGTGGTCGGCGTCACGGTTGACGCGGCGGCGCTTGTCACCGCGCAGCAGGTGGACAATTCCGATCCAGAGCGCACGGTCGGCGTCATCATCAATCCATCCGGGGTTTACCGCGCCAAGCTTTCGGGCGGCGCGGCCGAAAATACCGCGCTGACGCGCACGCCGGTTTCGACGCTTTCGGCCGATGGTCTCACGATCACCACGGCGACCGATTGGTCATCGCCGCAATCCGATGAAGGCGTGGTTTACGGCTATGACGGCGCAAACGCTGGCAAGGGCCGCAAGATCATTTCGACATCGATCACGGCGGCCGTGGTTGGCGTCGCCTTCCCCTACGATACGGTCGTGGGAAATAATTTCCTGCGCATCCCATTTTGCGCCGCGCCTTACGGCTACGAGTCGCATTTTGTCCAGCTCACGACGCTGTTGACGCAGATCGATGCGAGCGTGGCGGTGAACACCACGAACGTCAATTTCCGCGTGGTCGAATTGGAACTGCGCGATTTCGGCGGCGATGGCGCGACCAAAAGCAACGCACTGATTATCGCGAACGGCTCGGTTTGGTCTGCCGGTCTCGTGGTCTAGGAGGAAGCGATGCCAGTTCCCAGCACATCCGGCAATTTCGGCGATCTCTTAGACCCGCGCTTTCAGCGGATTTGGGAAGAACAGGTTAGCCGCGAGCAAGACACCGATATGATTCCGACGCTGTACGGTTCGCCCGGCGACAATGGGCGGCCTGATATGCGTTGGTCCAGCGTCGGGGCCTTCGGCGATTTCGCGCCTTTCACCGGCAACGTGACCTATGACGACATGGCGCAAGGCTATGACGTTATTCAAACGCACATTGAATTCGCGTCAGGCTTTCAAGTCGAGCGCAAGCTGTACGATGACGATCAATACAACATCATGGACAAGCGCCCGGCCGGTCTAGCGACCGCAGCGATGCGGACCCGCCAGAAGCACGCGGCGCGAATCTTCAACAATATGGCATCGGTCGATACGCTGTTTTCGGTCAATTCCGAAGGCGTCCCGCTGTGCTCGACCGGGCACCTTACCAACGCTGACGGCGTGGACACGTCCACCGGTTTCAACAATCTCTCGACCACGGCGCTATCGGCGACCTCGCTTGCGGCGGCCCGAATTAAATTCCGCAATTTCCGCGATGATCGCGGCAACCGCTACAATTCGATCCCCGACGAAATCATCATTCCGCCCGATCTCTACGACGTGGCTTTTGAAATCATAAAGTCGGCGGGCAAGCCGGACACGCCGAACAATAATCGCAACGTCCATGAAGGCGTCTATACGGTCATCGAATGGAACTATCTCACCGATACGAACAATTGGTTCTTGGACGATTCCACGCAGCGCAAACAGCATTTGCATTGGGTTGATCGCGTAGCGCTGGAATTCGCCTACGCCGAAGACCTCGACACCATCATCGCAAAATGGCGGGCGTACATGCGCTATTCCCCGAGCTGGGACGATTGGCGCTGGATTCTCGGCAGCAACGTGTGAGCGCAGCCATGCCAAACGGATACTTCAATAATCAGGTGCGGCAAGGGCTCAAGGGCGGCAAGGGCGCGAGCATCGGCAAAAAGGGCGGTGCGTCATCCCCCACGCTGAATTTGAAACCGGGCTTCAGCACGAGCGCGCCGGGCAAAAAACAGAAAGACAGATCGGCGGGCGTCAAGCGCGCCAAGATTTACCCAGATAGCGACGGGCTCTAATGGAACTGCATGTAACCGGCGACACGACCAATTTGCTGAAGCCGACCCAAGTCGCCGAAGCCAAGGAAGAATTGGCAGGCATCGAAGCGACCTTGAACGCGCCGCCGCACATCCGCTCGCGGATCAGCGACCCGCGCCAGATGCAGAAGCGCCGCCAAGCTTTGCGTGGCGAGCTGGAACAGTACACGCCGCGCGCCTACAGCAAGTCCGAGCTGGACGCCGCTATTAAGGAATTCAATGGGCTCGCCGACTTCATTCGTGAGGGAATGCCGTCTTCGGTCACGATGCGGCGCAATCCGCCCGGTGCGGTCGGCTCGCAAATCTCTTGGGAAAAGCGCACCGAAAAAGCGGTGCTGCGCTACAAGCACATTGCCCTTCGGTTGCTCGCGACCGGCGCGGTGCCGGACAATCTCAAGCACGGGAACGATATCGGCAGCGTCGAGCGCCTTCGGCCGCTGGAAGATTCCACCGATCCGTCGATGGAAGGCGCGCAAATCCCGAAGACCACGGATTACCATTTCGGTGCCGACGTCGCGAATTCCGTCCTGTTCAATGACGCGGAAATCGCGGCGGCGAACGAGCTGGACCCGGAAATAGCTGGCGCGCTCGCGATCATGGATTCAGATCAGCGCGCCATCCTGAAAAAGCACATTCAAGAGCTTCTTAACCAGCCCGGTGCGGAACCGACGAACGCCGAACGCATGGCCTCGTGGAACAACATCACGCGCGCGGCCTCAAAGGCAGGCATCAAAACCTTCGGCCGCAAGCGCGAGGAAGTGCTTGCCGATCTAACCGCCGCTGGAATTTCGGTTTGAGGGGAATGAGCGATGCTCTTTGCCGAGAATTTCGAAAGCGGGACGAAGGGCGGGTTTGATTCCGAAACCGACACCCAGAGCCAACTTGACATAGTGCATTATCGCACGCTTGCGGCCTATCCTTGGCCGGGCTGCGTGCCGTATTCGGGCGCTTACTGTATGCGCTTCGTTTTGTCGGGCGGCACCGCCGACGCCACATACAGCGAAGGCTCTATCGACATCGGCAACGCCGTCACCGGCTATTGCCAATTCGACGTGTATTTTTCGCCAAGCTTCACGGCAACGGCGGACGACATTTTTTCGCTGTTCGAATTGCAGGGCGCGGCGGCGGCGATCACCGGCTCAATCGGTGCGCGGATCACGGCGGCGACGGGCGCGATACAGCTCGGTATCGGTTCGGCTGCATCGGCTGCGGACCCGGCGAGCTTTGCCGCTGCGCCGATCCAGCGCGGCGTTTGGTACACGGTCGAATTGAAATATGTCTGCCAAACGGGCGGCACCGGCACGGCCGATCTTTACATCACGCGCGACGGCGACCCGATCCAGCAAACGCCGCAAGTCTCTATTTCTTCGGCAACCAACATCGCCGTCACCGATGGCATCGTTGGCCTGCAAAATCACCTTGCGACCACGACCGGGGTCATCCTGCTCGATAATGTCTTTTTCGATTCCGCGCGCGTCTCACCGCAGCCGCGTTACGACATCGATCCGGTTTTCACGCAATCCGGCCACGCCTTCCTTGGCCCCGGCTATATCGCAGGCGCGGCCATTCTCGACGGCACCACGCCGACGATGAAATTGTGGGACACCGATAGCGGCCAGAACTCCCCGGCCAATACCTATGTGGTCTCGCTGGCGACTGGCGCGACGAACCAATCATCGATTGGCGGCCCGCTATTCTTCCAAAAGGGTTGCTATGTCGAATTGGGCGGCACGTCGCCGATTGGGCAAGTGATTTTCATTCGTTCCGACGCGGCGCGCGGCGTATTCGGCCCCCTCTATCACGACGATGCGAACCTCAGAAATTGGGCGCGGTCGTGAGAACATGTGGCTAAAACACCTTCTTCTCATCCCGCCGCAGCGCACCGCGCCAGCCGTTACCGGGCACATTACCGACATCATAAGCGCGCCGGTCCAGCCGGTCATCGCGGCGGCAATTGCCGATGGCGCAACCGTCCTAACGATGCAGGCGGCCGATACGGTCGGGGCGGTCACTTTCACCGATCTCGACAATGCGCGGTTTCGGATTTCCGGCCAATTGCTTGTCCGCAATGTCGCTGGCGGCGCACTCACCCCGGCCGGGTTCCAGCTCGTAACAGTGAAGGCGGCGGACACGCGTGGTTCGGCCGGTGAATACACGGAACAATTCACCATCGATACTTACGACGTGCCGGGAACGATTTCGCTTGGCAACGCGGTAGGCGCGACCGGCCAAACCGGAACGATTGTTTCAAATGCGTCATCGGGCGCGCAGGTCGGCACGTTCATTACGCGGGGCGCGTCAGGCGGCGCGATTGCCTCGCCGCTGACCTATTTGCGCCTGACGAACACGAAGTTCACCAACAGCACCGATAGCAGCGGGTTGCCGTCCTTGGTCCGCACGGCGAGCGGCACGCTCACCGCAGGCGTCAATGAGACGACGCAATGGCGCGTCACCGATGGCAACGGGATCACGCACGATGAAACCTTCACCATCAGCGTCACGGACCCGCCAGCCGTAACCGTGCCGGATCGTTACGACGAACTGCCGATGCCGACGCGGGAAATTTATCTTGTGTGGAATTTGGCGGGCAACAGCCCGACGAACTACGGAACATCCGGCGTAGTTGTGAAAGACGGCGCGGCCGGTACTTGGAAAATGTATTCCGGCCAAGCCGATGCCACTAAAAATATCGCTTCCCTGCACCTTGGCACCGCTACGACGGAAGATGACGCGCGCCGCCAAGCGACCGCCGCAGGATTTCCGGCCGTCACCATCGGGCACGGTACGGTTGCGAACCCATATAATTATATTGGGCCTTGGGCGCATGAATCTGGCTCGATCAAGCAGGATGTCACCATCGTTGAATATGTTGGTTACAAAGGCACCGGCCTTATTCCAATGGGGAACGGTCCATCGGGCGTCAAGCTCTGGGACCCGCCCTATATGCAGCGCAAGCAAACCGGCCAAGCGGTCGATGATGAAGTCTTCGATCTGCAAAACGGCACGCACGGCCAAGGCAAATATCGCATTCACCAAGTACGCTATGGGCCAACGCGGGAAGAACAGGCCGCCGCGAAAATAACCGTGTTCAATAGAGTCGGCGCGCGAACGTCAGACGAGTGCATCCTTCCGGCGATGATCCGTCACGGCAACGGGTTGTCTCTTATTCAAACCGGAAAACAGGTCTGCATCACGCACTGTGAATGCAATAACAGTTTCGTAAACGGGCTGCACTCGACCAAAAAATTGCGGGCGCAGCGCCATACCGGCATTCTTCAAATTTTCGATAGCAAATTCACCAATAATGGCGATGTGAACGGCGAGCACAATTTTTATATTGGCGATGAAAACCACGTCGTCATCGCATATTCGTTTTCCACTCTGCCGACCGGCCATAGCGTCAAATCCGACAATTCCATGAGCTTCGAAGTGTTCGAGAACTCGCTATCGGGCTATCGGCGCGATTACATCACATATGGCCGGACCAGCGGCGCTAATGGCATTAAGGTTTTCAAAGGCACCGCCGCAAGTACCAATTACTCGACAATCTTCGAAGCGCCGTTGCGGCAAATTCCAGTGGGCGGCGTGCTCGATATTTATTCTTGGGTTGACGATTCGGATGTGACCGCCGTTCCGCCCGCCCCGATGGTGCCATATTTCACAGATTCCGTAGGCGCAGTGAACCTTGGCAATGTGACGGTTCTTACCTCTGGATCGGCCGCTGCCGGTCAAGTGGTGCGCGCTCTCGTTCCCGGCACGACGATCACAACGAATGCCGCGACCAACACCGCCATCATGCGCCATACGTTCAATGTCGCCGACGTTGGTAGATGGGTTCGCATTCCTGGTCGTGGGTTTTCAGCGCTGCGCAATGACACGCAAGGCGGCGCGATCAATCTCGACAATTCGAATCAAGATTTTATGATTTTCAATAATATGTTCCACGGGTACCACGTAGCCCCGGCCCAGACCACTTTTGTATATATCCAGGGCCGCCATCAGGGCGGCGATTTGCGCCACAGAAAACAGCCGCCATATTCGTGGCAAGATGTAACGCTCGCCAATGAACTCGACCTGTCCTCAGTGCAGGGCGCGTATTTTTTCGATCCTCTTGACAAAAATCTTCCGGCAGCAAGGCCGCCGAAAACCTATGTCGGATTTATTGAATCGATTGTCGGTACGACCATCACCATAACGGTCGATTTTATTTATTCCGACATGTTCGGCGATACCAAAAATGTAAATTTCGAAGGCGTCGGCAGCGCTGGCGGCGGCCCATTACTTGCGGACGGAACCACGGTCTATGACATAGAGCTGCGTTGCGATAATGGGACCGTAGACATACGGACCATTACGCTAACAACGTTTGTGGCAAAACTTCTCGGCTCGGGCGCGAGATACACCGCCACTCTTTCCGCCGTCCCATCTTTCACGGTTACAGGCAACGCCAACGACAAGAGAAACGTCATCGTTTTCAAACGCTCGGCGACCTCTGGCGGCAATGCGAATTGGGATCGCATTCGGATGGATGCCCCGGCGCAGAGCCGTTGGTTTAACCGCGCCGATCCGAATTATTACCCGCGCGCGGTCACGAGAACGACGGGCAATACGATGCCCAATGGTCAGCCCGAGCGGATTTTGGATTTCACCAAGCAAGAGCCCAGCGTCAGCGGTCTGATCGACGGCATTCCATTCGGCTATGTAAACAACAATCTACTGATTCCGCTTCTAATCCCCGACCTGACGGAACTCGGCGCCTATAAGAAATCGTCAATCGTCCAAAGCCTGAACGCGTACCTCTGCACAAAATTTTGGTCCAATGGCACAACTTATGAGGTTCGCTTGGCGGACCCGCCGCAGAATTCATCTGACGGCGTGACGTGGGCCAATAACGCCGCCTATGGAAATTTCGATCTCAGGCTTTCAACCCATCCCGTAACATCGGTCCAGCTCGGCGGGCCAATGTTCGCGTCCGAAGCAACGGACGGCTTTGGGCCGCGCGGAACCGATATGATCCGGTTCAATGCCGTTGTGCTCAAGGAAAACGGCATCTTCGATCTTCACCTGCCATCCAATGCAACTTACGAAGCGGCTGGAAATGTCGGGAATAATTCGGCGGATGACTCGCTGTACAATAGCAGCAATATCCTGCCGAATCTTAGCTACATCCCGAACAACCCGGCCGCCACGCCGGTCGATGTCAATGGCGTCACGCCGTTCACAATAGCGGACAAGGCATCGTTCCCGGCTGGGTATGATCGCGGTAAACCCATGATCGTCATTGGGCCTTACGGCTCGACGGGCGGGACGGTCGCAATCATGGTCGGCGCGGCTTTTGTGAACCGCTGCCGCGTTCAGGCGATTGATCCGGTCACGCCGGGAGCGCCGGTTATCGGCGACCGGATACAGCTCGAAGTCGATACGCAATTCGGCGTCGGCGAGGGCGTTCACAACGCGCTGATTACCGCCGTGACGACGATCAGCGCAACGGTATTCGACATCATTTTCAGCCCCGGATTGCCGCAGCCCGGCGACGCCGATCCGATCTTCGGCACGGTCGCGCTGGGCCGCGAGAAGGGGCTTTCGGTCAATACCGCAATCGACACATACGGCGGGCGCGGCGTGTTTATGAAGCCCGCGCGCACACCGCTGCCTTCGTGGTGGCTCAACAATACGGATATTCCAGACTGAAATGACGCAGTTCATCAAATCGATTCAGCAGGCGGTCGTGACGGCAGTGGGAACGCCGTACACGCTGCCGGTTGCCGTCGATCTCACGAAATCGATGATTATTTATAATGGCGCGACAACCTCAAACACGAGCCTGACGAATCTCTGGAATCAGATCGGGCGCTGGTCTTTCGATGATTCGACACATGTTCGCTTTACCAAGGATGTCGGTTCCGCGACCACGTTCAACGCGCGGGCGACGGTTGTCGAATTCAACAGTGATGTGATTTCCAATCAGTCAGGCGTCATCACGGTCAGCGCCGGGGCTCTCAGTGCGCAGGCGGTCTTATCGACGGCGGTCGGCGCTACGGCATTTATCGTTTGGGAAGGCGTGCAGACAACGGCCGGATCGGGCGGGTTTTCCGATTGCTACGGCGTGGCGCTTGAGCTTACGGATTCAACGCACGTCACCGCGAAGCTCGGTTACACGCTCGCCGCCGACATAAAGGTTGCATGGCGCGTCATCGAACTTTCGACAAACATCGTTTCGCATGTCGAGCCGATGATAGGGGCGACAAGTAACACCGGGCTCACTGGATATACATACGCCTTGGGTAGCGGGTTCGTCGGGAACCAATCGCTATTTTTCCCTAATGGGATGACATTTGCATCGTCCGTCGCGTCGGCAGCACCTTCCGCGTATCGCCAGGAATTTATCCCCACAACGACTGTCAGCTTTACTCGCGCCACGACAAATTCGGTGTCGAAAACAATTTATGGATTCATGGTCGAATTCCAGGCGGCGGCTCTTAGCGGCAACGTGCAGCGCGGCGTGATTGCGGGCGATGGCAGCACCGCAAGCCCACCGGCCACGATCACATCGGCGGATCATACGATGTCGTGGGTGCAATGGTCGGGGCAGTCAACCAATGGCGCAGGTAATATCGGCATGTTCAATCTCACGCAGACCAATGACACGACGCTGAATGCGAACACTCAATCGTCGCCTAGCGGGGCCACTTCTGCGGTCGCTTGGCAGGTCATCACATTCGACAATACGCCCGTTGTAGGCGGCGCGGCGGTCGGCATCGGACTCACAAATAGCGTGCTGCTTGGCGGCGGCGCAGGCGGAAGGAAACTTGCGGCATGACGATCCATCTTGGAAATGTCCCGGCCGGGTCCACGCTCTACATTCCGTTTGCAACCTACGACGCGAACGGCGCGAGCATTACCATGTCCGGCTTCGCGGTCGGCGACATCCTGATTTACAAGAACGGCTCGATCACGCAGCGCGCGTCAACGGCAGGCTTTACGCTGCTCGACACGGACGGCACGGACTTTGACGCCATCACCGGCCTGCAAGGATTCTCGATTGATCTATCCGACAACACCACGGCCGGATTCTATTCGGTCGGCGGGTTCTATTGGGTTGTGGTCTCGACCGTCACGGTGAACACGCAGGTTGTGACCCTCGTTGCGGCGACGTTCAGAATCGTTGTGGCGGAAAATACGCTTGGCACGCCGGTTACGGAACCCAGCAAGCTCGCTGGCGACGTGCCTTCGCCGATGCAATTCCTTCGCTACAACTATGCGAACGAAATCTATGTGCCGGTCGGCAAGGCCGGAAGCCCCGATTTCGCGGTGAGCGCCGATTGGACACCAGCGCCGGGCGATGTGAAAGTCACCAAGGACGGCGGCGCGTCCGCCAATATCGGCACGCTGCCTACCGCTATCGTCATGGGCAATGGCGCGGTGTGGAAATTCGTTCTCACAGCGGCCGAATTGAAATCCAAGAAGCTTGTCGTGACCGTTGTTGACGGGGCACCGAAGGCGGTGCGCGATCTCTCTATCCCGATCATCACTTACGGCCATCCGCTCTCTGGGCTCGCGTTCATCGGTGCCCTGCAAATCGGAACCGCGCCTGCCGCGACCAATAACAGCATCACGTTGCAAGACCCGACCGGCGACATTGCGGTTGATCCCAGCGGTATGCCGTTCGCCGTTCTCGCCACGACAACGGGCATGGAAAGCAGACTCGCGGATTCGTTCAATGTCGGGACGCAGGTCGCGACAATGGTCGAGCCCTTCGCGAACACGCCAGCGGGCGCGGAAATCACCTATGCGCTGGGCTCGTTCGGCGCGAGCGTATCGGCCGATCCAGCCGACCAAGCCGACATCGATCTCATCACGGCGGCGATTGCGGACGTTCCGCGCCTCGTGTGGGAATACATGATCGACGGCACCTATAAGGCCATCGAATACATGCGCGGCATCGGCGCTGCGGTCTTCGGCAAATCGTCCAGCGGCGGCGGCCATCGCAAATATCGCAATCCTGCCGACACCAA